TTAAAATCCTTCGTCCATTAGCTCGGTAGCCTTCTTATCTGACACGCCGTTTTCTTCTTCAATAAGATGGACGTAGGTGTTAACGGTCGTTTCTAGTTTTTGATGTCGAAGGCGATGTTGAACATAGGGAAGGGACTCATGATTTAAGATAAGAATCGAAGCATGTGTGTGTCTCATGGCGTGTGTTGTAACTTTGTTGATCTTTAGACGGTTACAAATACGTCCTAGCTCTTCGTTTGCATTCCCATTGCCCACTATTTTTCCTAGTTTGGACCAAAATACGAGGTTCTTAGGATTCTTCATTTCGTGTAGCTCTAAATAATCTTTCTGTGTGATGCGATAGGCCCTCATAAAACGACAGTAGGCGGGTCCTATAGTTATATCTCCATCGGCTTGCCCATTTCCCTTAGTTGGACGAAAAGCCTGTCTACGGGCGTCCCATTGCTGTTTAATGTGAACTATTCCATTATTCAAATCCAAATTATCCCACGTTAGGCCAGCAGCTTCCTCGAACCTAGTTCCAGTTTCTAGTTGAAACAGCATCATTAGCATAGTCATGTGATCATAATCAGCTGTTTTAATGAGGTATTTACGCAGCTTCTTATAATCGGACAACGTCAAATACTTTTCCTCTACGGGCTTAGGAGGGCGTCCGGTGACGTGTGCCTTGTAAGCAAAGTCACGTTTTAGAATACCATCGGCTACAGCGTCCTTGATTGCGGTGTGTACTTGTTGATGAAGTTTGTGAGATGTGGCAATTCCATGACTGCGACCAAATTCATTCAGAAATTTCTGATAATCCGGCCGTTTAATTGAGCTCATAGGTTTATCCTTAAAATACGCGGAGATGTGTCGCCAATTGCCCATATACAGCTCATGAGTATGACGCGATACACCGTCAGTTTTGTATATTCTGATCCAATCAAGAAAGTAGTGCTTTAGACTCTCAGTGCTACGTGATAAGTCAGCACCTTCCAGCAGAGCATTTTTAGTTTTAGTTTCCCACTCAACAGCGTCGGTTTTGCGCTTTTCTAAATGGGTAACCGATTTATAATTACCGTCATCATCCTTATAAGAGACACGGGCTTGCCATTTACCATTATTAAGTTTGGTTACTGACATGTTTTATTCCTCCCAACTGGAAATAATAATAGGCTGACATTTCCAAACGTATGTTCTTTTATGTGCTAAAATAAAAGCACTAAAGTAGTAAAGTGCTGTTTATTTTATATATGATATGTGTAATCATATGTAAGTGGAAGAAAGGAAGTGAAGGTTATGAAGAAGGTAGTAGCATATCTTATGTTAACGTCAATGGAGTCGACATTCATTGCATTAATACTGTGGCCGCTAATTCATAGCTATATTCCCTTTGCCATTTGGATATTTTCCATTCTTGTTATTCCAATATTTATTTCTCTGGTTCCTGATCATTCTCTGGCTTTTCCTTCGATTTTAGGTTTTCGTGTGAAATTACGGTTCCAACATCCTTGATCTGAGGTTTGATATTCTTCACTTCATCAGGAACATTTTTTGTTTCTTGTTTGAGACGTTTAAGTTCGGCCTTCTTTTGTATGTGTGAGATTCGGTAATCATCCCACCAATTCAGAATGCCTTTTTTCTTCCCCTCTTTCCCAATTACTAAAGAGATTAAAGTAACAATTCCACCAAAAGTAATTACTTGATTCCCTCCAAGACTAGCTACTGTGTGAATGATGTTTATAATTGCTTGTATGTTTTCCTGACCAGTTATAAATCCTAAGGTGCCCGGACAATGAACGTCTGCTTGTAGTTCTACTTGGTATAAATAATTAGACTGTTCGTCTTTTGCCATTTCGACAATACCTTGCCAATTTGCAAGAGTTAAATCGTCTTCTAATGTGGTGTAGACGGTTAAATGAATTTTTTTATGTTTTTGAAAAAGAGGAAATATTAAAGGATCAATGTATTTCGCGTAACTTGAAATGTTAAAAATTGCTTGATGTGCAGACAAAATCCAATAAAGTTCGCCGGGGAGTGATGATCTGTGTATTGTTTTCATCCATGTAACGTTTCGCCGTTTTAGATTTTGATCGACTTTATATTGAATTCCATTGGGTCCGGAGTTTTCTTTTTTTGTTCTTAATTTTGATTTATCAGCATCGAATGGATCTCCTGTAATAACACCTATTGCAAAATAATCAGAACTTTTACCAGGCGTAAGAACAACATCTCCAATTTTCATGTTATTAATAAATTCAAAACATTGAGACGAGGCAATCGTCTGCCAATGTTTGGTTTGATGGGGATAAGAATCAATGTACATTTGATGGATATCTGGGTTTTTTAGACCATCTTTGGGGCTATCATCGGAGTGGATTGACTCGATAGTTACCTGATTATGTGCAATCGAAATGAAAGAATTTTCAATGTAGTCATCTAGATATTTTCCACCATCAGCACGAACTAACCAGTAACTTGTGTCATCTGGAATTGTTAAAATTTCAAAAGTGCCTTTATTATTCATACTTTAATCCCCGCATTAGTATATACAATATTAATTTGATTTTTGTTAAAATAAATTATTTTATTTAAAGCGAGTGACGGGAATCGAACCCGCGACTACAGCTTGGAAGGCTGTCGTTTTACCACTAAACTACACTCGCATAAGAGCCAACAATGGGTTTTGGTCGGCTCAACAGTTAATTAGAATGTACCTACAATTATTTTTGCTTAAGACGATCAACCATATCTCTTTCCATTCCTTGGATTATGCGGTCATATTCTTTCCTTGAGTAGCTATCTTTTGTAAGATAAACGAAAGCATACAGATTAATAAAAGAGGTTAAGTCATTAGTAATGTTATCTATGAGTTCGTATTTCGACATATCTTTATCCATAATCTTACCTTCTTTCTTTTAAAAGTGGGTGGCAGGGATTGAACCTACATAACAATTTCAAACGAGAGAGAAGGGCTGAAATCGTTATTCTACCATTGAATTACGCCCACGTGATGTAGGTACTAAAGTAAGCGGTAGTATGGGTTATTTGTTACAATGCGAGCGGCAGGAGTCGAACCTGCATCAATATAGGATGTGAGACCTATGAGAAGTGTGCAAATAATTGTTCTACCGTTGAACTACGCTCGCATGTTAACAGAAGTTTCAATAGATGTTGTAAAAAGTTGTGTACATACCAAACAATCCCACGATGATGGCAACTATTAATTTGAGGGTTATTATAAACATGTTGTAGGGGTTGTTATGATTTGTTTGCAGAAGTGTATCCACAACTAAGTAAAGAGATAGTACTATCAATCCCCAATCTAATAGTTTTGTGATATCAATATTCATAGCTGCCTCCATAATTATTTGCTATTAACGTACAATGCGAGCGGCAGGAGTCGAACCTACATCTGTTAGTATCTAGTCAGCAATTCAAAGGAGCACCGTTCTACCGTTGAACTACGCTCGCGTGAAAGCCCCGAATAGGGCTTTGTGAACATTATTTTGGTAAGTGATCCACAGCGTACTGAGCTTGTGACTGAGTAAATTGCTCACCAGCTGACGATGTTAATTGGTCAAGAATTGCACTGTGTGACATGGACATTTTACTTTGGTAGTCCTTCGCTTTTGCAAGAGCATTAGCATTCCAGTTGACATCGGTCAGATGATTAACAGCATACTGTGCAGCCTCTGAGGAGAAGCCTTCACCAGCAGATGAGGTGAGTTGCTCATATACACCTTGTTTTGACATGTCCATTCTGGAAGCATAAGCTTCTGCTTTGTTCAAAGCCGCCTTATCTTCGGAACTAACCTTAGTAGTTGCGGTCGAACTGCTAGAGCTCGATTCTTTTGTTGCAGATGAAGCAGATGTAGAACTTTCCTCAGGGGTAGATCCGTTATACGCGTCAGGATTAGACGCATTGCGTGAATATTCTTTTTTTGCCTCTTTAATCGAAGCTGCTTTTTTCGATGCTTGAACTGCTTTGACAGATTCAGAAATGCTTTCTGATTTTTCGTGTTTTTTAAGTCGTGGCAGCAGGGTATAGGCATGATTAATTTCTTTAATGAGCGTTCTCTTATGCGTTGATGTCGGCAGCTTATCAACTTCCTCTTTGACCGTATCAATGTCTGATCGTTGGGTATTATCAATTAGATCTTTATGTTGCTTGTTTTCAAATATTGCTTCAACATCCATTTCTGCACGAGCTGTGTCTTTAGTGCGATTATTGTTTTTACTATTATTGGAACACCCGACTAAAAACAAGGATAGCATTGCAACTCCTAAAACTAGCACTCTTTTCAATTGAAACTCCTCCAAATATCTTTATTCCCCAATAAAATCCCATTCGTATATCTAAAATAAAACATCTGAACTCTTTGCTAGTTTCCCATGCTAACAAAAGCTAATTAAAATAACGAAGCCAGTTCGTGTGGTAGCTTGAAAAAATCTAAGAAGTCTAAAACATCTTCTTGTTTGCTCCAACCATATTCCTCTTTCAACATGGCCAACATAAACTTATTGGCCTCAGTTTCGTTTCCATCGGATAGAAAGCTTGTCGTATTTACCGCAAAAAACTGCGTATTAAATCCTTTGTGATGTCGTATATGAAAAATCTCATGATAGCAAACACCATCTTGAGTTCGTTCATCAATTGTGTTGTTAATGACAATCATTGGGATTCGATGCGAGTTATTATTGTAGCCGTAAATATTGCTGCCAAGGTTATTGAATTGCACGTTAATGCCCAAGTTACGCGCCAAATCAAAAGCACTTTGAATCCCAAACTTGTTGGTTAAGTGGTCAATATCTTCTTCAATCCACCGTTCCATATAACCAGCTCCTATTATTCCTCTCCATTACGATACTTTTTGGGAGTGAACTTCCTTTTTGCTAATTGTTTGGATAATTCTAATGTTTGGCGCATGGACGCTTTGAGCAGTTCTTTGTCCTGATCAGATAGCTCTTGTCCATTTTGAAAAAAAGATAAAGAATGTTTGGAGTCGAGCCCGTTCATCATATCTTCAAGTTCCTTATCGATACTTTTTTCATCTTTTTCAGTTAAGTCATAATAGTGAGAGTTTTTTGTAGGCAAGTTATCCTGATCTTTGGTAATACCAGCTAGTTTAAAAATCTCATCATCAGTAATTCGTAGACCTGTTGCCATTTTTTGAAGAGTTTTTGGTTTGGGAATCTCGCGTTTTTTATTTTCTACCTGTGACCAAAATGATGGAGATATTCCTGCTTGTAGCGCAGCTTGTCTAACTGTAAATCGTTTCTTATTTCTTATTTCTTTGATTTTTGGACCGAAGTTTAACACTTCGTTACGTAAATTTTCCGTTGAACTCATGGCGTCAAACTCCCTTCTATGACTGGATTATAGCAAAAAGTGAAACAATAGAGTGTAAAAAGTGAAATATTATCGTGATAAGTGGTTGCAAAAAGTGAAACAAAAGACTATAATAATTTATGTAATCAAGAAAGGAGGCGAGGACATGGCAGTAGTCCTTCCTGTAAAAAACTCTGATGAAATCAGAGAACTAATTAGCCTGAAAGGTGAGACAGTGCGGTCGTTTTCCCGTAAGAACGGCATTTCTTATGGATATTTATCTCAAATATTAAATGGAAGGAAACCATCTCCGAAAGTCGCTAAGAAAATATCAGATGGGGTTGAGAGACCAATTGATTCACTTTTTTTGTTCTCGAAAGTTGCAAAAAGTGACACAAAGCCAAAGGAGGCAGCAAAATGAGTGAGAAAAAATATAAAGGTTCTTCAATAAATAAGTATGCGGAAGCTTGCAAGTTCGCACGAGAGGTAGCATACCCAAATGATTTAGATAGTGTTCTTGTTGCTGTACAAAAAGTCGAGGAGCAATTTAATATGCACCCTCGGCAACTAGAATCAATTATTCAGTTTCATTGTCAATATCATCAATTTCAAGATGAACTTCTTCATCATGAATATTGAGACTAAAACGTGGTTCTTCTGATTCCATTTCATGTTTGTGGAATGCCTGGTTTAAGCCGGAAACTTGTGCCCAAGCATTACGAATAGGTTCAATCATTGATCCATCAACGTCTGTATCACAGTACGGACAACTGATTTTTGTGATTGGTTGATACATGTTTAATGGGAAATCATGATCACACTGATAACAATGAAGCTTTGCGATTGTCATAATAGCCATAATTACCACCTCCTTGCAATCATTATATCGCAGGGGGTAGCGAAAGGAGGCGGCAAAATGAGTGAGAAAGAAGCAACACCAGTTGTAATTATTCATCCAGCAAGCGATCCAGATTTTGATGGAACCATGTTAAATAGCAAATTTTGGGATCGAATTGTGGTTACTACGACAGAAGGCAAAAAAGTAGCAGAGATCAACACTGACGATGCAACCCCTGCTACCGGATATTTAGTTAAAGCATACCCACATAAGGATTAACCCTTAGGGGGATGTGGATCATGACCATGACTATCTTTACGAGAGATTTTACCATCACGGTTATGAATAACTAATTCAGAATGTTGGTTGTTAGAAATACGACGGGCCACTTTTTCCGCTTCACTTTTATTGTTGAAGTTGGCAGTAGCTCGTGAATTACCAGCACCTTTAACATTCCAACCGCCCTGTCCATCAGGGACGACATGTTGATCAGCCATATTATTCACCTCCTTGCAATCATTATATCGCAGGGGGGCAGCGAAAGAAGGCGGCAAAATGAAACTAAGTATTACACGAACAGGCGATAATCATAACGAAATTCAAAATGTTCCAATCGGTTATGACGTAAAACTGAATGATATATCTTTAACGGACATCGGCAACGATATGAAAGTCACTGAACTTAACTTGAATATGAGAGCCGGGGAGAATCCTAAGTTAACCATTTACGCTGATGCTGATCCAATTGTTATCAAAGAACTATTGACTGATGTGGAAATTAAAAAGAATAATTCCGACAAATAACAGCACCGAAATTATTCTTCAAGTTAATACTAACTTACTCGGAAGTTATAACCATCGTAGTAGGTTCCATCAGGTGTTAACGACAATCCGTTTTGACGAGCCCAAGTTGCAGCTTGAAAACGCCAATTTGGATGAAGCTTGTCGAAACCAATCGGAACGACAAGACGAGAAGATTGATTATTGGCTTTATTTTTCTCGTATTGGTTAGTTAAAAATTCGGATACATCATTCATATTATCACCTCCTTATGATAATTATCGCATAAGGAGTGAATGAAACTATTAATTTTTCAAAGAACGGAGGAAACAAAATGACACATCTATCACGAACTACATTAATCAATGCACTAGCAAAGGTTAAACCAGAAACGCCAAGAGTAATGTTTGAGGCACTAAGCGATAAAGCGCTAGATGCTGAATTCCGAGCGGCAACGGCCGAGTATAACGAGCAAGCTAGCCAACTTATGTCAGTTTCATATTAGGAGGTGCGAACATGTCAGATACGATATTGATTCGGCATGAGGCTCCAAAGGGCTTCCAATTCATTAGCGAAGAAGAATACGAGAGGTTCCAAGCCTGGAAGCAAGCACAACGTGGTATTCGTACTTGGAAGCTTAAAGATCTGGCTAAGTATAAATACGGAACTAAATCAACCGAACGAGCCTCACGATATTTAACCAAGCATCGCCATGATTTGGATATTGAACAGGGTGGCTTCATTGATTATGTGAATACCCATAACGGCTGGCAGATTCCAGCAGCTGAGATGATGGATTACCTATTAAGCCATCCCGACTAACTAAATTATAAGTGAATTACACGGAAAGGCCATATAAAGCCCTTTCCAAAATACAGAGGTGTAGGTATGAAAAACAAATTCTCAGAGCAATTATCATTAGCGTTGGACAGGCATAAAGAATCAACACAGCAGCAGATTGCAGATAGGACGCATGTTTCTCCCGGACAATTGTCCCGGTTGAAGAGTGGATCAAGAAGCACTGATCCACAAATCAGGAAGTCGTTAGCAAATGTAATTAACGATTTTTGGCTTAGCTATTCTGGTGCTCGCGAGAATTTCGGAGTGCTGTCATTTCAGAATGACAGGTGTCTAAAGGGTGATATGTTCTCAGCCCTAATGCGTCAGAAGAAAGAGCAGCAAGAACGAGAGGCAATGGAAGCTGAGTTTGAGAATGCTATTGCGATTAATCCAAACGATCGGACACCAGCGCAGCAGCTAGTCATTGAACGTTATCCACGTGAATACGCTGAAGAGATTAGCGCCGAGATAACTGATTTAGCTAAGAAAGCTGAGTATGCCGGTATTCCAATGGATAAATTGCAGGAAGTAATCGATAAAGTCAATCAAGAAAATGGCTAGGAGGAAATAGCAATGATTGAAGGAGCATTAGTAGGCTGCGCGTTAACTGCATTGTGGTTCAAGCGTCATGAAGTTGCTAGCTGGTTTGGAATTTAAGGAGATGAAGACGATGAAATTTACATTCAGGATTGGAAATGTGCTTTACAAACAGATCACGATTCAGGAGTTAGATAGTCTTTTTAATACGTTTAAGGAGGTTGAACGAATTGGAAGTACGCAAAGTATCGTCAAAGCCTAAATTTGAGTACGAAAAAAGCTGCTCGAGTATTGGGAGTACCCGTGCAGCTAAGACGCTTAATAAATTTATTTTCGAGTTCTATTGTACTCCGAAACTGTCACTAAGACAACGTTTGGTACGGAGGTGGGCGAAATGATACCAGCACAGGCAGATTTAAACGAGCATTGGCAGCAACGTAACGACTCACGCGACTGGGTACTTGACGCAGATAACTATTGCTACGATGGTGACGAGTTCGACAAGGCACAGTTGTTCCAAGATTACATCGATAACAATGACTTTAAGCAGTGGGCGACTGATATGCAGGCCAATATGTTGAGCGCCATTTGTATCGTCACTTTCGGTTCGACTGACGTAAGTGTTTTGTATCCAGATCAAGGTGAGGAACCTAATTGGCAATGGTTGATTGATGTGTTTGGCCAGTCTCGTCTATGGGACGAGCTACTGGTACACATCGACACGGACGCGATGATGACACGTCTGGGCTATCACTGGGTATCAGAGGAGGAAGAAGCATGAGTAATGAGTTAGTTACGATGGTTAATAACAATATTGAGGATATGAAGAATAATGAAGGCTTGTCATTACCACCTGATTATTCAGTAGGGAATGCATTAAACAGTGCTTACTTGATTTTGAGTGATACGTCTAAGGGCCAACCATTACTTGATAAGTGTGACCAAGGATCAGTTATCAAGGCGTTGATGAACATGGCAATTCAAGGATTGAGCCCAGCTAAAAACCAATGCTATTTCATTCCTTATGGCAACCAGTTAGTCATGCAGCGCTCCTATTTTGGCTCAATTAGCGTTGTAAAGCGTCTTTCAAACGTTAAGGATATTCAGGCACAGGTTGTCCACAAAGACGACACGTTCAAGATTGGTGGTAAAGATGGAGTGTTGGTGGTTAAAGAGTTCGAGCCAAGCTTTGAGAACCTAGATAAGCCAATTATCGGAGCCTTTGCATGGATCGAAGACATCAACGGGAACCGGACATACACGGTTATGACAAAAAAGGACATCGACACCAGTTGGAGCCACGCTAAGACGAAGAAGGTTCAAAACGAGTTCCCAGAGGAGATGGCTAAACGGACTGTAATTAATCGAGCTGCTAAGTTCTACATTAACAGCTCAAGTGATAACGATTTGTTCGTGCAAGCAGTTAACGACACGACGAGTTCCGAGTACGAAAATGATGATCCAAAGGATGTAACACCGGCTAAACGGTCACTAGTAGCTGATGTAGCAGAGAATAAAGCTGAGAAGGTAGAGTCTGCCGAACCAGTTAAAGAACCCATTAAAACGGCTGTAAAGGAGGCACCAAGCAATGATCAAGAACCTGCCAAAGACGGGGCCAACCAACAAAACCTCTTCGACAACCTCAATGATGTTGGATCAGAAGCTGACGCCGAATAATTATTATGAGAACTGGACTGACCGGGCCTACATGTCGCCGACGGTGTTTAAACGGTTTTTAGCATGTGAAGCAGAAGCGTTAGCCGAGTTGCAGGGTAAATGGGAGCCAGTTATGAACTCAACGGCGCTAGTCGTTGGAAATTGGCTTCACAGTTATTTCGAAAGTGAGGAGGCTCATGCGAAGTTCGTTGATGAACACTCCGAAGCAATTTCAAGCCGAGGACCCAGCAAGGGCCAGCTCAAAAAGGACTTCAAAATTGCTGAATCCATGATTGAAGCCTTATCTGACGATCATGATTTTAATCTTCTTTATCAAGGCGATAAAGAAGTGATTGTAACTGGTGAAATCGGTGGTTATCCCTGGAAGGGCAAGATTGATTGCCTCAATTTGAAGCAAGGTTACTTCGTGGATCTCAAGACGACCGCTGACATATATAAGGCGTATTGGAATCCAGAAACTCGTGAGAAAGAACCGTTTGTATATGCGTATAACTACCCACTTCAGATGGCAGTCTATCAAGAGTTGATTAAGCAGCAATTTGGCGTGACGTGCAAACCGTACATTGTGGCAGTAAGCAAACAGGATCCACCAGACAAGCAGGCTATTGATTTACCGGAGTACCGACTTACTAATGCTATGAACCAGGTATTGGAATCTCAACAGCATATTCAAGATGTCATTAAAGGCGAAGCGGATCCTATCCAATGTGGACATTGTGCTTATTGTCGTAGTACCAAAAAGTTAGAGAGTGTCGTTAGTGCAGACGACTTACTCCTGGATTGACTAAACAGAATTGGCTTGAATGCAGCAGTGACTGAATCCACCGAATGGGTGAAAGGCCCATTAGTAAAGGAGGTGTAGATTTGGATTATTTCAAGCAAAGGCGAGCTTACAGAAACCTGAAACGGAATCAAATAGATATCTCAACTGGTCAAAATAACCTGTATCGCGAGTTATTGGACTACGCGAACGATGAGTATCAGCTAGATAAACTGTTTACCCTAAAGAATTCTGCGTTGCTCGATCTTACTGGACTATCCGAGGCCGGGCTAAAGAAGGCTAGGAACGAACTAGTACAACTTGGATTAATCAAATACGTCCCTGGCAAAAGAAATAAGCAAAAGCCTCAGTACCAAATTATCAGGCTTTACAGTACCAGTTGGGCTACTAGAAACGATAGTAGTAGCTCAACTGGTAACCCAGACAGTAGCCCAACTAGTAACCCAGGCAGTAGCCCAACTGGTAGCTCCAAAGAACTTACTAATACTACACCTGAACCGACTACTACCGAAAAAGATAATAAGGACCCACGTGACCATATTCGTGAAGAGTTCCAGAACGAAGTGTGGGCTGTTTACCCACGCCAAGAAAAGTTTGGCGACGCATGGAATGCTTATTATCGGGCTACCGTTACTGGTGCCAACCCCGCTGGTAAAGCCACTAAGAGCCAAATCATTCAGGGTATCGGCAATTATAAGCGGTACTTGGAAGTTAAGGGGATACAGGGACAGTACGTTCAGCAGCTAGCGAACTGGTTGGATAATGGCGGTTGGTTAAGCAATTACGACATGACACCGTCCGTTCAACCAGCCGCGACTAGCGATGGTCAGGCATCAAGGGAGACACAAACGTATGTCAGAAACGACTTCTAAGAGTGCGCAAGGGATTAGCTTTCCTGAGCTACAACGGTTAAAGACCAGTGACCAAGTTTGCCCACGGCATGGGGTGAATATGGTTTACATGCAGGGACACCAGCCATTCTGCATGGTTTGTACCAAAGAAAAAATTGAACAGCAAAACCACAAGATTATTGATCATGCCAATGATTACTGGCATAAGCGCCGAACCTCTGACGTGTTGGCCATGGACTCGATATTCGATGATCCGACCCTGATGGATGCCAACTTTGATAATTTCCGCCCGAACAGTTCGGAGTCAGCGAATAACCTAAAGCTGGCACGGAAGATTGCTGGCGAGTATTTAAACCCGAAAACTACGTACAACACGATATTGACGGGACTGCCGGGGCGCGGTAAGTCACATTTGGCCTTATCTATTGCCAAAGCGGTCAATGATCATGCAGATAAATCAATGGCGTGTTTGTTTGTTAGCGTAAATGAGCTATTTCGACTGATTAAAGGCAGCTTTGGCCACCCTGACAGCCGATATAACGAGCAGAACATGGTTCAGCTACTAAGTGATGCAGACTTGCTTGTACTTGACGACTTAGGCTCAGAAGCGACGTTCCAAAGCCATCAAAGCAAGAACCGAAAGGAAGCCAGCGATTATGTGCAAAATGTGTTGTTTGGCATCGTGAATAATCGCCAGCGAACCATTATCACGACCAACTTAGGTAGTGCCGACTTGGCTAGCGTTTATAATCCAAAAATCATTTCGCGTCTATATCGTGGCATCAATGGGCACGTCATCAGCTTTACGGCGGCGACCCCAGACAAACGGGAGGTATCGTTCTAATGTGTGAATGCAACGGAACAAAAATTGTACATGTTGAGATTATGAAAGGTGTCTGGGTTGTACAGCCATGCCCTAACTGCACGAATGAGATACACGCTCATTACGAACAAGAGCTTGAAAGGAAGTTAGCCTATGACAAGTAAAAGAGGGGTGAGCGCATGACTGAAACACAGGTGCTAGTAATTAACGCTGATCTACCCGATATCGATCACCCACTAGCAATGGGGCCCGAACCGGAAATGTTTAAGCTCGCGCAACATAACTACAAATCTGGTGAATGGCCGTTTCCAGTTAGACTGGTGAAGCCTGGGACTAAGGTACGCAGTGATGCGGCCTACCTAGCCAGTATGAAACAAGATCCGAAGCAGGGAGAACGTGAAGATATTAAAGCCATTCGGCAAGCACATAAGCATGGCAAACATTCTCTCAGACAAATATCCGAAAGTACGTCGATTGAGCTTAAGCGGGTAAAGGATTTAGTCCACAAATACAGCCTGCCATTGGCTAACAGTTACTGGCGTGCTGAGAAGCATAATAATCCTGATGAAGTGATCGCCTATCAAACACTGGCACGATTATGTGAGAGGATCGATGCCTCAGAGTTATCGATTAGAAAGGCCAGTATGTCTAATGGGAAAGTTAATGGCTATTACATTAGTTGGGTGCCGAAAGTATGAGCAAAGTCGTGATTAAGGGCGAACTACCTAGCTTAAATGAGTACATCAAGGCTGAACGGGCCAACAGATACGCCGCAGCTAACCTAAAGAAGCGGTACACGGCCTTATGTAGTGTATATGCGCGGGCTAGTCGAAATTCTGGAGTTGAATTCAGTTGGCCTTGCAAGCTTAAATTTACGTGGTACACGAAGAACAACCGGAAAGATGCGGATAATATCGCGTTTGCTAAAAAGTTTGTGCTGGACGGCTTTATGAAGGCTGGGCTTTTAGGCAACGACAATCGAAAGCACATCACAGGATTCCAGGACGAATTTGCCGTTGATAAACGAAATCCTAGAGTAGAAATAGATGAAATCACGGAGGATGAAGATGCCTAAACACACTAAGAAGCGTTCAACGATTAAACGGAAGCACCGGCGCATGAAGGAACATGCCGAAGCAAACAAAGCTAAAGCTTTAGATGGCAAGCAATTATCCAAGGAATATGAGCCGTACAACATTAATAAGCGGGCGTTCGGGGAGGATTGAAAATGAGTACTAAAAACAAGATTGGGCTTGGCATGATAGCATTATTTATTTTAGTCACGATCATTGGGAACTTCTTAGACGGATTTTGGCATGGAGTTACTTTTATCAGTGTTGTGGCATGGATTGTGATAGCGCTGGAACTATCGAGTTCTAACAGATGATTGGAGATGGAGGTAAATAATGACAATAGTTAATAATTCGGACGAACTGAAAAGAGTTTATCGGCCTGATAAGCCTTGTGGGAAAATTATGAACCATAGCAACGTGACCGCTTACGCGTGCCGGACATTGATTGAGTTCGATGCATGGGGCAAACATTGGCATTCACGGAAGTGGTTCATTAATGACGATAATGAGCTGATTTTTAACATTGAACAGAATCTATTTATTAATTTGGACATGTTCAATGATGGAACCAGTGCCATGCACAATTTGGTGGCATACGATCAGCTCCGGGATCCAGAACCACAACTTAGTTTGTTTTAGGAGATGGCGACGATGATTAAGTTTAGAGCGTGGGACAGAATATTAAACGAATATAGAATACTCGGTGTGAACGATGACAGCAATAATTTGGGATTGGGCTTTGAAGTATCAGGTGGTATCGGTAGCAATGTAACCACAATGTATCACTCTGTTGGAGATGTTGTTGAACAGTTTACCGGCCTGAAAGACGTAAATGGCAACGAGATTTATGAAGGCGATATTTTAGAAAATCGGAAGTATCGTTCAATCGTTAAATTTGCTAACGGTAAATTTTTAGCTGATGTAGTTGGAACTATCAGCAGATTTGACCTTATAGGTGAAACTCACGGTTCAAAGGTTATTGGCAACGTGCACGAGAACCCGGAATTGCTGGAGGATAACGAATGAAAACTTTTAAAGTAGCGAACCACTGGTTTAATGACAGCGGCAATGTTGAGATTGTCTTGCTAGTACCACTTGATAAGAGCAAAGAGCTTAGAAACGATTTATTCTGGTATGACGGTAATAATCGGCCGTTATGGTCACGTGGAACTGAACTTACTGACAAAGACGTTTTGGAAACTCACTGTTATAAACAACGTAAAATGTCATCAATTGATGACATTCCTAATGACTGTTTTATGCCTATGAATTAGGAGGAAGACGAATGACTGATACCGAATATGCCAAAGCAATCCAAATGAAAGCCACGGTTGCCAACCTGGAAATGAACGCGGCACTGACAACTGAGCAACAGGCACAAATTGGTCAGGACTTCATTGCTGACATTATGGAGTTGAGTGAGCGCGAGAGTAAACAAAAAGCCGCCTACTAGGGCGACTAGTCACGGGACCACTCGAATGACCGTTGTAATTATAACATAAAAAAAGCGTTGCCATTGCTGACCGTGCTACAACTAATTCCGAATAAATTAATTATAGCATACGAAAGCGGAGGGGCGCATGATGGGCGAACAGCAAGTTATTTCAGATGAAATTTTTCCACCAATTGACCAGGAGAAAACAATTAAACAGGTGCGGCGGTTCCTGGATAAGAAGTTACCGCAAGCAGTTCGGGCGTCCGGCCATTCGGTCGCTGATTTAAAATCGCCTAGCATGGATGGCATGCCTAAGTCGGCCCCAGCTGGTAATTCGGCCGAGGATCGGATTACACGCCGCCTGTACGCTGAGCAAATTGTCCGACAGACTATTCAGGCCATGGCTCGTTGTGATCATGAGTGCCAGGAGATATTAGATCGGCTATATTTGCAAGGTTACAGCGACACGATGTGCTACATGGATATTGGCTACAGCAAGACGCAGTATTTTGACCGTTGGAAGCCATTGGCAATGCTACAGTTCGCGCAGAGCTATTACCTAGAAGATCTGAATGCTTATCAAAACCGAACTCAAACCGGACTTTAACCGAACTTTTTCCGAACTCAATCCGGACTTCATAGCAATAAATTGGTGGTAAATTAGTAGCATAAGGTAATTAAGAAAAGGGTGATAATATGTTTATTTCGTTACGTTTATGGATACATGACTGGTACTTAATCCATATTAAAAAGCCACACTGTACACTATGTGGGCAGGTGGCAACTTTGCAAAACGATGATGGTTCATGGATTTGTGATGAATGTGCACAAGTTATGAATGATCTGGGAATTGAACATGATAAATAGGATATTAGACCATTTCCCAAATGTCGGCTAATTGCGCGGCATCTGCTTGCAATTCAAGCAATTTATTTGCGTTAATAGGCTTGTCATCAAAAAGAAGTTTCCCATTTTGAAGATTGAGGACGGCTGCGTTTGCACCAGCTAAATCTGTTTGAGAAGTTGCAGTTCTCATGAGAGTTAACGTGGGACGCATTTTAGTTAAAGTGATTTTATCCTTAGGATTCTGTTTTCGATAAAAATTTTTAACAAAATAACGCTTGCCATTACAAATCATCCCAAATTCTGGAGAAGCACTTATATTGATCCTGTTGTCATAACTCCAAGAAGCATTTCCTACTTCAAAAAATTGAACATCATGTTTTTTCATGAAGTTGACAAATTTAGTTGCATCTTTTATGAAGTTGGCCCTGCGGTCTTCCTTAGAGTTTTGTGCAGCGTCTAGTATAGAATCAAGTGTGTCTTTGCCTTGTGTATACCGACGTATAGCAGTACGTAATGGAAAGTAGTAATCCTGTCCGATTGAATACTCATCATTCTTCATGTGACGAACTGCATTGATTTTTGCGCTGGTATGAACTTTAACTGAAAAGTTAAGAAATTGACTCAGTGAAATCTTGTTTGACATGTTAATTCACCCCCGTTCAAATATAACAACTAATTATACAATATGTTTTATTAAATGTTGGGAAAACTAGTCATATTTCCTAACATTCAAGTGGCCTTAGCTCAGTTGGTAGAGCGCCTGACTGTTAATCAGCTTGCCGCTGGTTCGAGTCCAGCAGGCTACGTTAGACGGGCACAGATGTACAGTTTGTGTTGCCTCCTTGATTAAGTTGATATGATGGCCCGTCTATTAAGCAGATATGATCTAATTGGCAAGATGGTGGCTTTCAAAGCTATTGATGCTGGTTCAAATCCGACTATCTGTGTTAATACTTCCTAATTGCTCGCTTAATTGCGAGTTTTTTTGTATCATTAAGATATTAAATAGGAGGCATTTTTATGGCAAATAGTAGCAAAGTGGTGAGAAGTGCGGTCAAAAAAATTAGATTCAATTATTTCTCTCCATACTTAATTGATAGTGAAAATGAAAATGCAGTAGTTAGATGGAATATGAAAGAGTTAATTGAGTTTTTTATTAATCATAATCATAGTGAGCTTAATACGGCTGTCCCGTTAGGTGATGAAATTGCTGATATGGAATGGAATACGGCACATTATGACGACAAAAACGATATTTATTATTTCCAGTTATCTAAGAACAGATCAAAAGATATACCGTCTAAGAAGAAATTAAATCATGATAAAATTCCTTTGGATTTAGATGATGATGAATACATTGGAGAGTTTAATTTGTTGGTATATGATGCGAAGTATGGGCTGCTAATGATTCAATCCAATTATTATGGATTATCAACAAATCAAATTCAAACGGCTTTAGCGATTCTAAGGCAACGCGTTAAAGATGCACTTGGGGAATCTGAAAAAGACAATCCTAAAGGCGTGAATCTTGAACCTTTAATTGATTCTTCGATGATTTCGCAAGTTAAAAAGCATAAAATTTATAGACGTATATCTGTTAAGGGTTCAGACTTTAGCTTTGCTGCCGCGGATGATTTTAAGGATAATCCAATAAATAAAGCAATAACTGAATTGAAAAAAATCAGCGGAGTTAGCTTTAACATTGAATTATCAATGGCTCGCGAACCAAAAGGAAAAAGTCTTAAGCGTGAACCAGTTCGGGAGTTAATGGACGAAGTTATGTCCTTATATGAAAAAGATACAGATGTTTCTATGAATGTAACGTCACGTGCGGAAGAAGACGCAGCATTAGATTTTGTCAATTTAATTGAGCCGAGATTGACATCTTCCATAGTGATGAGTGTTGAAAACAGGACAACCATTGCTTCGGAAGCGATGTATACGAATTTTTGTGAACAAAATTATTTAACACCTGGTGAAAGCAACCAAAATATGCGGGATAAAGCCAGTTTAATTTCAGGTGCAACTTCCAATTCATAACGAAAAGGTGGTTAGACATGCGAAACAAAGTGAGCAAATCTTGGAAATCAATTAAGAATAATATAGTTGCAATTGGTCTCTGGATTTTGACGTTTATTGTTTCAGTCGTAGCTTTTTCAAGTTTTCACTTAAAGAGTCTACGTGGAAGTGTGAGTGATTCGATAACTATATCATCGATTATTCTTGCAATTTTAGGCGTGTTGTTATCAATGATTATTTCGATGAATGAGGATTCTGAATTTGTAAAACGTGCGCGGCAATATAAGGTTGAAAAACATATAATGAATAAGTTATTTAAAAGAATCATGATGAATTTTGAATTGAATATATTTATTATTATTTTTACGTTGCTGTATGATGTTGCACCAATCATGAGTAATGTTTTTGTAAAAAATGGAGTTAATGCTCTTTGGTGCACGTTGTTTTTTGGATCCATATATGAAGTCTTATTCATTGTCAAATTGATAGGCCGCATTTATCTTTTTAAATCAGATAAAATTCATGAACGATTTGAGACATAGTAATAGATAAGTTGAGCGCCATACGAAAGTGTGGTGCTTTTTGTTACATGAAACACTTGGAAAGTAAGGTGTGGTGGTATGGCAAAGCTGATTAACACAAAATACGGGTACGAGCCGCCTGAATGGGTGCAGGCTGATGCTCGGCTAGATAAGTGGTGTAAGGATAAGAAGCGTCGTGCTAAACAGCATGGCGCTTTTAGTTTGGAGAAAAATAAAAAGGTGGTAATTAAGAATGAACGATGTTGAATTTACAAGTAAATGCAAAGCCTTAGTGCTGGACTACGCTAATGAACATTTAGATGTAACTGATGGAAAACAAATCACTGTCGATGATGTCTTTATTGTTTGGCAAGTTAAAGCATTACAGAATAGTAAAGCGTTAATCAGCACGACCTTAAGTGATGGCATGTATTACGAGCTTACCTATAACGGTGATAAGGGTGAGATCTACCTAGACGCCTACAAAAAGTTTGAGAATCGATGCTACAAAATTTAGACTAATTAATTCCAATTAATGGAGGTGTGGTGGTATGTAATGACACGTAAATTAACGCCAAAACAGCGCAAGTTTGCCGACGAGTATATCAAGTCTGGCAATGCTGCTGATGCGGCTCGTAAAGCGGGGTATAGTAAACGCTCAGCCCGCTCAGTTGGACAGGAGAACCTGACAAAACCTGACATCAAAAAATACATCGATGAACAGATGGCCGAGATAGCTTCCAAACGCATTATGGACGCCACAGAAGCCGTTGAGTTGCTTACCCGGATAGCGAGAGGGGAAGAGAAAGAAACGGTTATATCGAGCACTCCGGAAGGCGTATACGAGAGCCAGAAGGAGGCAGACTTGAAGACTCGGATAAGTGCTGTTAAGGAGATACTTAAGCGGTATCCGGGCGATGATAAGCTGGTCAAAGCTCAAATTAGTAAAGCTGAAGCCGACGTACGTATTGCAACTGCAAAGGCTCGTATTGTTGAGCATCAAGCTGATGAACTTGAAGGTGCTGGGCGTATTAATCCATTATTATCGGCATTGGCCAAGGGTGCACAGAGATTAGTATCGGAGGAGGAGGAAGACGATGCAAACACCACTAAGTAGTATTCAATATGGTAAGAAACAGGCAACGTTTATTTTTTCTCCATTCGACCATCTGTTTGATGTGAATGAGGGCTCAATTCGTGCCGGTAAGACAGCAGCTGATGATGCCCGGTTAGCGCTGTTTTATTTGGCAACAACGGACGAGAACCATTTAGTCAGTGCCTATAACCAGGAACTTGCTTATAACCTGTTTATCGAAGGCGACGGCATGGGACTAGCCTATATATTTGATGGTGCTAGTCATTTGAGACGTGATCGTGGTGGCGATCATTTAGCTTTAGACCTACCGAGTGGAAAAAAGAAGATTTACTTCAAAGGCGGGGCCAAGTCAAACAGTGCCAATGCTATCCGTGGTATGTCATTAGGATCAGTTGCGTATTCTGAAATCAACTTGTTAAACCATGAATTCCTTGATGAAACGTTTCGACGAACGGCCGCAGCTAAGTATCGTTATCATCTTGCTGATCTTAACCCACCGGCACCACAAGATCCAATTATCAAATTCTTTGATGAGCGCGATGCGCACTGGTTACATTGGCGTATGTCTGATAACCCAGTGATGACAACCAAACGTCTGGCTGAGATGGAGACGCAGCTAAATAAAAATCCATATCTGTACAAGCGTGATTGGTTAGGATTAAGAGTCATGCCACAGGGGATTATCTATGACCAGTTTGACCAAGACAGTATGACTAACCATGCCTTAATTGGACAGCCGGTAGAAATGTACTTTACTGGTGATGCTGGTCAAGATGATGCCACAACGATGAGTTGCAATATTGTTACGCGCGTCCGTCAACCTGATGGGCGTTTTAAGTTTGTTCTAAACCGTGTTGCCAATTATTATCACAGTGGTACGGAGACCGGGCAAACAAAGGCAATGAGCACGTATGCCACAGAATTAAGAAGATTTATTTTGTGGTGTGTTAACACATACCAACTGCACTACTCGATGGTGTTAGTGGATCCCGCTTCATTGGCATTACGACAAGAGCTAATTAAGGTTGGCGTTGAAGCTGGTAAGGCGGATAACAACGGGCATGATCATGTTGGCAACTCTAAAGGAATTGAAGTCGGCATTCAGCGGCAACAATCATTGATTGCAGATGGTCAGTTTGTCTTAGTTGATACGCCGGATAGTGGACTAGCCAATCAGAGCTATGATTCCTATCACTTCGTTAAAGAACTTGGTATGTATGTTCGTGATGAGGCGACTGGTAAGCCTGTCGATGCAAATAACCATGCAATGGATGAGTGCCGGTATGCGGCTAACTACTTTACGAAGAAATACAAGGGAGGTTACTAACCTTGTTTAATAGAATACACGATTGGATAAAGGGGGTGTTGGTCAAAATGGGATTAGCTAGTGAATTGCAGAGTGTACCTGACCATAAGAAAGTAATGGCGGATGATGATCAGTATGGATTGATTGCTAAGTGGTTTGGTATTTACCAGTCAACACCTGAATGGTTGAAAATCCATAAGCGGCTTCCTGACGGCTCTTATTTAGATCGTCAGAAGATGTCATTAAACATGGGACAAGTTGCTGCTAAAAAGATGGCAAGCCTAGTATTTAATCAAAAGGCTGTCATCACCGTTAGTCCTAAGGATGCGAAGAACCCTAATGATCCTACGTCGCCTGAGGATTATCAAACGGATGAGAATCAATTCGTACAGCAAACCCTGAAGGATAATCATTTTTACAACAATTTTGAACGTTACTTAGAATATATGTTCGCAACTGGTGGCATTGTAATTCGGCTATATACCGACCGTGGTAAAGTTAAGATTCGATTCGCTACCGCAGATGCGTTCTATCCGATTTCTTCAGATGCAAATGGTGTGAGTGAGGCTGTCATTGCCTCTAAGTTCATGAGTGACAGTCATTACTATACGTTACTGGAATGGCATGAAGAAACAGATACTGACTATGTTGTGACTAATGAAATTTACAAGAGTACAACTAACAGTACTGATGATTTGGGTGTGAAAATCAATGACTGGAGCGACCTACCAAATGCGTTCAAAAATATGTCACCCAAACCAACTAAGTATCCCAAAGAATTATACTCGCAACCTACATTTATCTATCTGAAACCCAACCTAGCCAACAACTTGCACATTGACAGTCCACTTGGTATTCCGATTTATGCGAATGCAGTGGATACGTTACGCCAACTAGATGAAGCCTATGACCTGCTATTCCAAGAATTTGTTAAAGGCAAACGACGCATCGTTGCACCAGCAAATCAATTGAGGCGTGAAGTTGACCCACAAACCGGTAAGGCACGGTATTTTGTCGATTGGACTGAAGATGTCTACATGGCATACAACACGACAATGGGTGGCGGTGATGGTGAGTCAGCTAAACCAACTGATATTACCTTAGGGTTGCGAAATGAAGCAATCGTATCTGGGATCAATGATCTGTTGCATTTCTACTCCTCACAAATTGGATTTAGTGCGGATATGTTTACATTTGACAGCAAACAGGGTGTTATTACTGCAACCGCGGTTATTAGTGAGAACAGCGACACTTATCAATCAAAGAACAGTCATGAAACCCTGATTGGCGAGGCAATTGAACATATGTGCCAAGTCATCATTGAACTTGGGAAGAACGACCCTGGTGTACAATATTCAGGCCAAACGGATATTGATATTTCAGTTAACTTTGATGATTCGATTGCCAAAGACCGGAATGATAATCTGGATTATTACATGAAAGCTAATGGCAATCACCCCGTCATGACACAGCTAGAAGCGATCAAGCGGGCCAATGGGATCACCGATGTGGAAGCGCAACAGGTTCTTGAACGAATCAATGCAGAAACAGCGAATGCTGAAGGTGCAATTGAAGATGTCGTTGGTGGTAATGGTAAAGATGGTGAGGATGATGCTTAAGCCATGGGATTTATCAGACTATTCAGACGATGATGCGAGTAATTATGCTAGTGTTGAAGAATTGATTTGGTCTTACATCATCAACCTGATAGGAAATGAAGCATCTAAACATGATGATACCGATAATGAGTGGGTAAATGAATTGCTGAATCATGCGGACGATGTGCGACAATATGCGGCTAGAATCACTGTGTCGCCAACGAAACATGTTTCAAAGCAGTTGCACACGAAGCTGGGTACAATTAGTCAAGGCAACATTAAACAAGCTGAAAAGTGGCTTAAAAAGGTTACTGGAAAGCAAGCGGATTCGATCAAGGATTCGCAACAGTTTAAGCAAGTTGTTGATGACCAGTTAACAGAGACGGATAATTATCTGAACCTTGCACGGCGTAACATGAGTACAAATGCGTATCGGACATTTAAGGGAATTGTCGGTGATGCTAGGCAGTCAATCAATAACGGGACGGTTCCATCGAAAGCAATAAGTAAAGCAAGTGAACGGTGGGCTGAACGAGGAATTCCAGCATTGATTGATAAAGCTGGGAGGAGCTGGTCACCAGATGTTTACATTCGGACTGTCATCAACTCGGGTATCAATAGTGCTACGAATGATACAGAGTTACTTAGGTATCGCCAGTATGGCTCGTTAGTTAAAGTTAGTTCACATATTGGATGCCGTCCAAGCCACTTACAGTATCAAGACCATGTTTATTCTTTGGACGGTAATACAGACAAGTATCCAGATTTTGGATCAACAACGGGATACGGTACGATTACTGGCATTGGGGGCATTAATTGCCGACATTATACGATTCCATATATCGAAGGCTACGGTTCAATGCCAGTGCCACAGCAGTCAGATGATGACAATGCTGCTAGGTATCAATTAGAACAAACTCAGCGACGACTTGAACGTGAGGTGCGAAAAGCAAAGCGTAAACTGATAGCAGCTAAAAAGCTTGGCGATCAAAGTGATATTACGGCTGCACAAGAATTAGTGAGCCGTCGTCAGTCAGTTACTCGTCAGTTTGTTAACAGGCATGGACTAGTACGTCAATACAATCGAGAAAAACAGTAGTGCCCTTAGCATGGCGTTAAAAGGCTTATTTTTTATACCTTAATTTAGAGAGGAGTAATAAAAATGGCAGAGGATAATGCAACGTCAACAGGGTCTACGCCTCCGACAACGCCGGCAACTGACTCAGCTCAGACTACTGCACCAATTGATACTGAGCAGGTAGCCACAGAAGCGCGTACTGAATTGTTAAAGTCACTTGGGTTCGATAACGAGGATGACTTGAAAGGTGTCGTCGAACAACATAATAAAGATGTGGCGGCTAATCAGAGTGAGTTAGAAGCGAAATCCGGTGAGTTAGACAAGGCTACCAGTAAACTTGCAAAAGAAACTAGTCGCGCTGACAATGCGGAAGCTCAAGTAGCTGCTCTTAAACAGGGAGTTGATGCTGATCATTTGAGTGATGCGCTGGCGCTCGCTAAGGCTGACTTAGCAAGTAAAGCTAATGGTGTGAAAACAATCGATGAAGCGTTAACTGGGGTTTTAGAGCGTAACCCAGCATTTAAGGGTGCAGAAGCCGCACAAGGAACAGCCATTGCCGGTCAGAACCTTAGTGGTGGTCAAGGTAACGTTACAGTGCCAGATTTATCAAAGATTAGCTACGGTGAAGCTGCCAAACTGAAACTTGAGCACCCGGATGTATACAAGCAAGCTGTTACAAAACTAACAAATAATTAGGAGGAAATAACACATGGCAGATGAAACAACTGTATTAGATAACCTGATTGATCCACAAGTTATGACTGCGATGATTAGTGCTAAATTACCTAAGGCAATTCGGTTTAGTGCTATTGCACCTGTTGACACCACACTTGAAGGTCGACCAGGTACTGATGTAACCGTACCTCGATACAAGTATATCGGAGATGCAACGGATGTCGATGAAGGTGGTGCTATTGATTATGCTAGCCTTTCAACAGATACCGACATGTTCACGATTAAGAAAGCAGGTAAAGGTGTCAAGATTACTGACGAAGCCGCTCTGTCTGGATATGGAGATCCAGTGGGTGAAGGTCAGCGACAAATTACGATAGCAATCGCATCTAAGATTGACAATGATATCTTGGCTACTGCAATGAAAGCACGGCTTACGCTAAGCACTGGCGTTGATGTTACGTCATTGGATATGGTTGATGCAATTGAAGCTGCATTTAATGATGATACGAGTGAATACGCAGTAGAAGATGATTCACCGACCACCGGCGTATTGTTTATGAACCCTAAAGATGTCAATAAACTACGTAAGGCCGCTGCTGAGAACTGGACGCGAGCAACTGATCTAGGTGACAATATCTTGATTAATGGCACATTTGGTGAGTTACTTGGATGGCAAATTGTGCGGTCACGTAAAATCAAGGAAGGCTCTGCCCTGGCAGTTAAGCCGGGTGCAATGCGTACTTACATGAAGCGAAATGTTCTCTCTGAAAAGGGTCGCGATATGGATCATAAGATCACTAAGTTTAATGCCGATGAACATTATGGTGTTGCAATCTATGATGACACTAAGTTGTTAGTCATTAATCCATTTGATGTCGAAGGTGGTACTGTTATTAACCAAAACGTAACCAGTACTAAGGATGCTACGGTTAAAAAGTCCAATAAGGGTAAAGCTGTGGCATCTGATACGCCGTCAAAATAATGTCGCCGTCTAATGTCAAAGCAATGCCTACTAATGACGGTGCGAAGATCACAGCAAAGTAGGCAATTAAAAATAGGAGGAATGTAGAATGGCTAAAGTGTTGAATGCTTATCAAAAGGGCAACGAAACGGCAATTGCAACTGGTGATGCAACTAGTGTGGCAATTACTGGCCTAGCAGCTGGAACAGTTGTCGCTACTGGTGACTATCAGGTTGCCTATGTGGACGGTAGTCAAACGAGTGACAAGGTAGATGTTCCCGGATTTACGGTTCTTGCTGCTAAGCCTGCTGCTCCACAAGATGTTAAAGCTACAGCAACCACTGATGGTGCCAATGTAACTGCTAGTTAGAGGTGATTAGATGCCGATAGTAGATCAAGATTTTTACAATAATGTTTATTTTGGTGAGACGGTACCAGCAAATATTAAGTTTGAACGTTTGGAAATACGGGCCGAAGAGATAGTCAATCAATATGCAAATTATTATTTCGATTCGCATAATCTTGATGATTTGCCACTTGACGCTGACCGAATTAATGTGAAGAAGGCTGTCTGTGCTCAGATTGAATGGTTTATTGATTCTGGTGGGGTTGAAGAACTAGCTAACGCTAAACAATCGGCTAAAGGGATTAGTCATGTGACGATAGGCAAATTTAGTTATGAGAAGTCATCACCCGCGACACTGCCACGTAGTACGGCACAACGCTCCAATGCGGCAATCAACTACTTACGACCAACTGGCCTATTGTATCGTGGGGTGCACTAAATGGATGATATTATTGATCCAATTCCCATTGAGTTGTTAGATGATGCTATCAAAGTGACCCCCTGCGACGCTAATAAAGCTAAACAGGATTCATGGGCTACCAGCTCAGATAGTGATGGATCTGATGACTACACGATTAGACATGTACGAGTTGAACCTGCAACCTCGGTGTCAGTACAATCTGTTATTGGCAATGCTAGTGTACAGGTCGTTACTGGGGCTTATACACTAATTGTGGATTCAACTAACTCGACGCCACTAGATAGGTTGCCCAAGCTTAACGACAAAGTTGAAGTACAAAGTACCCACCAATCGTTAATCGTGAAGAGTCTTGATCCTATTTATGATTTTGGTACGCATGTTCATCATTGGGAAGGAGTGTTGCAATGACTACTAAGGTAGACTTGGCACCGCTAATTACGCGTTTGAATAATCTTAATGTGTTGACAAACCGACTAGCAGATGTGATTGTGCATGATTCTGATCAATATGTGCCATTTCTAAATGGTGATTTAGCCGGCCATGTATCGAGAATTCAAACAGGTACCGGCGTTACTATCGTCTGGACGGAGCCGTATGCGGCCTATATGTATGGTGGTAAAGTCATGGTGAAAGCACCAGGCGCAATGGGCCAGCGAAGTGGCTATCACAAGGTCGTGACGGACCGCCCCTTGAATTACAATCGCACCAAGCATGCGTTAGCGCAAAAAGGTTGGGTTGATAAAGCCTATTTGGTTAATGGTCACAATTGGGCAGCACTTGTTGCACACGGATTGGGGGCGACGTAGTGAGTCAAGCTGACCTTGATTTGGATGTTCGGGTTGCTGATTACATCAGTGCTAACGTTAAGCTGTTTGATACTTTAACGCTGGGTAACGATTATGCTCCTGGAATGTCACTGAGTTATACATTGCAACCCGCTGGACCGGCAACGCGTTATTATGACGGTCGCCGCCGTCGTAGTTTTGCATTCGCAATTACCGCTAAACATTCACACGGAATTGTTTGCATCAATACTCTCAGTGCCATTATGGACATCATGGAGAATGCAACGCCGATATCAATCAAAAGTGAGAACGGAAGTTTCAAATTCATAAGCGCTAAGATGACAACCTCACCGGAGTTTTTAGCCACTGTCCAGGATGATGATGGTCAAGATGCTCAAAAGTATGGTGTCTATCAAGGCGCTTTTAGTGTACAAGTAATTATTTAATTTAGGAGGAATACAAAATGGCTGATGCTACAACACCAACAACTGACCCGAATGACAGAAACGTCCAAGGGTCAATTCAAGAAAACTATTTAGATGAATATTGGGTAAGAAAAACTGCGGCAGATAAGACGATCAACTGGTTATATTTAGGGGATGGGATTACGACTGTAACGCCTAAATATACTGATAAGAAGAAGTCTGCTGCCTACTACAATGGTGGTGGCCAAGAACGACAAACAGTTACTGGGGTAACGTCATCGTATGATATTTCTGGTGATCGTTCAATTGGGAACCCGGCCCAAGATGATATTGCCGACATGAAGCAAAAGACTGGTGGCTTACGTGAACGGATGTTCCGTAAAGTCCAATGGGTACAAGAAGAAGATGGTTCATTAACACCTAATGCGATTGAATCAGGTATGGGAACATTCTCTGACATTGATGATGGTGGTGGCGCTGCGGACGATAACGGCAGCTTCAAGGTAACGATGACGTACAATGCTACTCCCACAGTAATCAAGGCAAGCAATCCTACTGAAATGCAAATTGCATTGAAGGATACACCTTGTCAAAATGCGATTATTTTGGGTGTTAAAGCTAATATGCCAACTGACAACGGTAATCCGTCAAAATAACAGCGCCATCAAATGTTCAATCATTGCCTACTAGCGATGGCGCTATTGTAAAGAGTATGTAGGCAAGTGACGGAGCGATCCGTCATACATAGCATGAAAAATATTAGGAGGTACCAGCATGAGTGATGTAATTAAATTAGAGGTTCCTAGTGACAGTATGACTTTTGAAATTGGTGATAAGAGTTACACGGTGAGCTTTGCGGATAAATCATTTGCTATTTTTACAGATCAATATAACGATATTAAAATGGCTGAAGTGAAATTACAGCAGGAGTTACATCATCGATCAGTTGAGTTAACTGATAAAGAAGCTCAATTGGAAAAAGATATGATTAATGAACCAATGACGGCGTTAGATCATAAGAAACAAATCCTACAACGACGCTATTTACGAATGTACGATGATATTCAGAACAAATATAAGCTTGAAGCTAAGGAACGCTTTTATCAATTACTTGATGGCATGTTTGGCAAAAATGCTGGCAAGGAACTATACCATACTTGCAATGATTCCATGGTGGTATTTGCTAAGGTTGTCGCTCAAATCATGATTAACGTAGAACAACATACGGATATTTCCGATTATCGCGACAAGTACTTACAGTCCATTACAGAATTGCGGAAGAATGAACAATGAGTTTTACCGATATAAACACTAACAGCATCGTATTTCGGAAACATCGGTATCGTTTAGACCTTTCATTTCGCATGGTGTTGCTATATTTTAAAGCGATTCGGGATGAAGGTCTCACTATACCAGAGCGTGTAGAAGTCAGCTTAAAAGCGCTGGTATTGGACGATACGAGCAAGCTACGTTTTGAGGACAAGGGTCAGTTACTGTCTGAAATATTTAATACAAAAATCAATAATGACCGCGATCGGGTTCGAGCCAAGGTACTCAAATCTGGTAAGCGGTCTTTTGATTTTGATGAAGACGAATCGTTAATCAAGGCTGGGTTCCAACAACAATATGGTATCGATTTAGACCGAGATAGTCTCAGTTGGGAACGGTTTACCACTATGTTGGATGGCCTTAATGAAGATACGCAATTTAAAAAAGTTGTCAGATTTCGACTGGCCAAGGTTAGTGATGATATGGATGCTGATACGCAAACTTATTTAAAGCAAATGAAGCTGATTTATGGATTAAAGCAAGCTCACACCGATGGTGATGGCAAGCTGACACCAGATGAACTATCTATCGAGCTGGCTAACTTAGATATGCCACACAAGGCGTTACGGATGAAAGAGTTACGGGAGCAAGGGAAAATATAGAAAGGATGTGCGTAGATGGCTGATATTGCTGGTAGTGTCAAGATTAACGTGGACTTAATCGCTAAAGAGGCGCTTGCACAAGCCGAAGTTCTTAAGCGAACATTTAAAGACGTGGATGTTAGCCCGAAAGCAGCTGCCAATTTAAAAGTGTTGAATCAAGGGTTAGAGACAACTGCAGCCAGCTATAGTAAGCTATCAGCCGCTCAAGAACAAGCAGGGCTGCACATGTCTTCTCAAGTTTCTAAGTTGAACTCTTATAAAGCACAGTTGCAAGCTAACCGACAAGAGATGACAGCAACAGCTGGTGAAATTGGTCGTCTGTCACGAGCAGAAGGTGATAATTCTGCTCAAGTAGTAGCGGCTAAAAGCAAATATGCTGCCCTTGAACGTGAACAGCAAGCTCTGGTTTTGTCAGCAGGCAAGTTGCAAAAAGGTGTTGGTGCATTAACACCAGGAATGGCCGCCGCTGCCGATAAAGCTATGGCTATGGGTACCAAGCTTCAAAATGCTGGCGAAAAGATTAGTTCCCTTGGAAGTAAGGCTACTATTGGTTTTACAGTGCCGATTGTCACAGCCATGGGAGCGGCAACTAAATCTTTTATTAATTTTGATTCTCAAATTAAGTCAATGGGTGCCTTACTAGATGACGGTCATACTAGTGCTTCAAAGTTAAAATCAGAGCTAAATTCTTTGGGCGATGCTAGTAAAAAATGGTCAGTTCAATATGGTGTATCGACTACCAAAATTAATGATGGAATGACTGAGATGATCAAAAAAGGATATAGTTTCCAACAAGTTATGGGAGGGATGCCATCTATATTGAATGCAACCAAGGCTTCCGGTGATGACTTTAATGATGTTATGAAGGTTTCTACATCGACACTCGAACAATTTGGCCTTAAATCAAATAATACAGCTACTATGTTGAAAAACACGCAACGAGTTACTGATGGATTAACGTATGTTGCAAACAAAACTTCTGCGGGCTTTACTGATATGGGATATGCCATGGAGTATGTAGGACCAGTAGCACACGGCTTGAACATGAGCCTGGAGGAAACTTCCGCGGCAATTGGTTTGATGAGTAATCAGGGAATTGAAGGGCAAAAAGCAGGTACTTCTTTACGTGGCGCACTTTCTGCTTTATTGACGCCATCAAAACAAAATATGGAAGGATTTAAAGCACTTGGTGTCTCCGTATCAGATTTCAAGAAGGGCACGCTAACGTTGCCTGACATTCTAGATAATATTAAGGCTAAGTCCAAGGGCATGACTAAACAACAGTTGCAATCAAATTTAGCATTAGCATTTGGTACTGAGGCCCAGTCTGGGATGAATATTTTAGTTAATGAAGGTGGAGACGCACTTCGAAAGCTCACTTCAGAGACACAAAACTCAACAGGTTACACCAAAAAGCTAGCAGATACTATGAACGATACCGCTAAGGCTAATGTTGATAAATTTAAACAGTCACTAAATGTGCTTGGAATTGAAGCAGGCCAGCATTTGCTCCCGTTGGTTACAGAATTCTTAAAACATGCAAAAGAATTAATAGAACGGTTTAATAACTTAGACCCAGCAACACAGAAGCTAATTCTTAATACAGGCTTAGCCGTTGCAGCTGGTGGTCCATTGATTAGCATGTTTGGCAAATTGACCTCTGGTGTAGGGCTACTAACTAGTGGATCTATGAAACTATTGGTTGGTGCTGCTAAACTATCACCGTTATTTGGCACTTTAGTTAAAGATGGCGGTGCGGCCAGTACTGTCATTGCTGGCCTTAGTGGTGGTGCAGAAGCAGGTTCAGCATCCTTGTTAGGTTTAGGCGGGTCAGCATTAGGTACAGTTTCAGGATTGGGCGCATTGGCTGCGGCTGCTGCCCCGGTCGTGTTAGGTGTAGCAGCTGTGGGGACAGCAACTTATTTTGCGATTAAAGCCGGCAAGGAGCATAGTGACCAGTTGAAGCGCCAACGTGCTTCGATGGACGAATATGGTGCCAATATTAGTAAAAACTCGCAAAAAGCAATTGGCTCGTTTAATGAACTACATCAAAAAGCCAAGAATGATATGGCACTATTAGACACTGCGGTAGGTAAACAGTCTAAACAATTATCTAGCGATGTGGTTACTAAATACAGTAAGATGGCTGATTTGGTTGAACAACAGTTTTCAAAGACTAAAAAGGCTGGGATGGACGCACTATCCGACTTATCCGGAAGCTTTGGAAGTGCTGGCAATAGCTGGGTAACGCAAGTTGAAAAAGGTGTTGATAAGCGGGCTGATGGGCAAACAAGTAAGCTTGAAAAAGCTAAAAAAACGATGGAGAGCATTTTAAAGTCAGTTGACGGTGACTTTTCTAAGTTGTCTGCTACTCAGAAGGCCAAGCTAAATGAGGCTGAAGCTTACATTGACTCGCAAGTCTCTGCCTTTGGTATGGCTTATAAAGACCAGCAAGCGTTATATAAAGCTTATGTGCAACAACATGGCACTATCACGGATGGCATGTATAAGGCGGACGTAAAGTCAGCAGATTCGGCATATTCCAAGACTTATGGCAAGGCAAGTGATAGTTATAAGAAGAGTCTGTCTGAACTGAAATCACTAAGAAAAAATGACCAAATTAGCAAAGACCAATACGACCAAGCACTTGCCATGCTTGACGCTAAGCGTAACAAGCAACAAACTCAAGCTTCGTTGGAATACATCAAAACTGAAAAGGCGGCTGGCGATGCGTATAACAACAATGGCCGTGAAAGCTTGCGTACTAAGCAAACGCTTGATGATGAATACACGAAAACGATTACCGATGAGAATGGCAAAAAGGAAAAACTTTATTGGGACGATGTCAGCAACAGCGAAGAATCTGCAGCTAAGTGGATTGCGGACCATAAGAAAGACAATCAGAAGTACATTGATGATCAAGTCAACGCGCATGGCACAATTCAGAAGAATATGGCTAAGTTCCAGAAGTCTCAGGAAAAAGCCTATGAAGCAATGGGGATGTCCGACTCTACTGCTGCTGCACAAGCAAAGGTGGATGCCGATAATATGCTGGCGGAGACAACAAAAGCAGGTGCTAAATTGGCCGCAAGTGCTGAAAAAACGCATGATAATTATGTTAAATCTTTGAATAAAGGCACTTTGGGAAGCCCAGCCAATGTTGCTAAGCAATGGGGACTTGATCTTTCTGATAGCGCTGCAAACATTTCTCTTGGTAAATACGGATATAAAACTGCACAACAGTTCTGGACTGATGTCAAATCTGGTAGCAAACAGGGTTATGAAGAAGCACAAGTATATTTCAATTCAATTCTAACTGGCTTCAAGGATGACGGCAAAAAGAATATCAGTGATTTAACCGATTCTGAACAGGAAGAACTTCGATCAGGTCTTTCAACGGGAATCTTATCTTTGAAAGATTTAGCTCCTGTTTTTGGTAATACGATTACTGGCCTTTTCCCGAAAGACTTGTCCAAGCTGAGCGGAAAAGAAATTGATACCCTTAAACAAGGGTTAACCGATGGAGCCGTGACTATTTCAGATTTGAAACAACAATTTGGAGACAATATTACCGGTTTGTTTCCTAAGGATCTATCAAAGCTCGGAAAAACTGATATAGCAACTTTAAAAGAAGGACTCAAAAGTGGTGATATCACTGACGCTCAATTGAAAAGCCGCTATGACAAACAATATGCTGCTATTTTTAAGCAAGATTTATCTAAATTGGGCAAGAGCAATATCCAAACGCTCAAGTTAGGTTTGAATTTAGGAATTATTACCAAGAGTGATTTAAAGACACGCTATGGTAAAGCAATTTCTAATATTTTTGATCACGATTTGAAAAAGATTGGGCAAAAAGATATTGACACTTTAGCAACTGGTATTGATTTAGGAATCCCTGGTGCTAAATCTGCATTGAATAAGCTAAAGTCAGCTGTAAAGAGTGGAGCTAAAATCAATATCACTGGCGAAGGGTCATGGACCATGGATACCCTTAACAAGGCTTATGCTGATAAGAAAATTTCAACTGAAAACTACTTGAAAGTATTAGCAGCGATGGTTAAGGGGAAAACTAATATTGATATTGGCGAAAGCGGCCGTAAGACCATGGATAGTTATAACGATGGTATCAACGGTGAGAAAAAGGTGCCCATTAATTCAGTTACGGGGACTGCTCAAACCATCAAAGATGTTATGACTTTGGGGCAAAAAGCTGTTGGTGCTGGTAAAAGCTCTATGAAATCATTTAATGATGCCTTGGTTCAATATTCAGCTGACCCGTTGACGGCTGCTGGAGGTATTGGAGAAGCTGTTGCTAAGAACATCGATATAGGTGGAAACAGTGCTAATGATTTATCGAAAGCTGTGGGTGGCAAACAATCGTACAAAAAAACTCATAGTAGACAGCCGGTTACTGGTATCGCCAATCCTTGGACTAGACACAAAACCGGTACTAACGGCAAAATCACAAACCCTGAAACTGCGATAGTCGGTGATGGTTATAAGCCAGAATTGATTGATTACGGCAATGGATCATTAGGACTATCACCGGCTGTTCCAACTGTGACTCACTTGCCTGTCGGCGCTCAAGTCTTTTCAGGCGAGGATACTGAAAAAGCGGCACCAATTCTTAAAATGATGGGGTTGCCGATGTTTGCGACTGGTTCCGGTGGTAGCATCGTTGATTGGATCAAGAACCTATTTGGTGATGCTATGAAGTTCATGGAGCACCCCATTAAGAACTGGGGAAAATTAATAGATTCAAGTTTTGATATGAACCTGTTTCCAGGTGGATCACAAAGTCATTTCGGACCTAATACAAAATCATGGGAAAAGAAACAAACTAGCTGGTTGAAAAAACTTGAGGACAGTCTAGGCGACTTGGGTGGCGGCGGTGCAACGTACAATCCAAGCATGATTAAACGTGCAGCGCTTGCTATGAAGACCAGCATAGACGGTGAAAAATTAAAACAATTACAATACTTGATTAAGAACGAATCAGGCGGCAATGCTCACATTAGAGGAATTGATGACGGTGACGGTACAGGCCCAGCTATGGGACTACTACAATACAAGCGATCTACTTTTGATACCTACGCACTACCCGGGCACCACAACATCTTATCTGCATGGGATCAATTATTAGCGTTTTTTAACGATAGCAATTGGAGTTCAGATATTGGTGTAGGTTATAACGGCAAATATGGCGAGTGGCGTGGACAAGCTTCCGGGCCAAGCGGTCATCGTCGTTTTGACAAGGGCGGCGAGTCCTATGAAAAGCAATTAGCATGGGTATCTGAGCATAACCAACGTGAAATTCATATTCCGGATGATCAGTCGAATTACAGCAAGTATTTAACGGACCAAGCTGTCAAGATGTCATTTGGTCAGCAGGCTTTTGTTGCTACAAGTGCGGAACAAGCCGCTGGATTAAAGAGTACCATTCCCGTAGATGCTCCTAATAACGGTGGGCCTGTCGCGGTCAGTGGTGCAGCGGCTAACGGAACTGGTGAGGTACTAGGCGTGGTCAAGTCATTAGTGGACGCAATTACTAGCAAGACAGTTAACATCACTGCCAAACTAGATAACGGCGTCCTTTTTAATGCCCAATATCCGTTAATCAAGCTGGCTCTAGGACAAGATGTTGTCATTGACCGAGCGAGAGGAGGTAAATAGATGGAGTTAGATATTCAAGTGATTCAACAGGATGGCAGTAACTACTGGCTATCTGATTTGGGTATTCAAGTAGAAAAGTTTTCACCACCTGCACCAACGTTCACTAGAACTTACACGCCGGTTGGTAAGTACAATGTAGCTTCATCTGAAACACACACGAGTGAACGCAAGATACCACTAGTGTTTGACGTTAAAACAATTGACTCTGTTGACCAAGAACTAATGCGGTTGAAGCTGTTTGACTTATTTCGTGGCTATGAGGATTTTTATGTTGTTAGCAGTGTTATTCCGTCAATTCGTTGGCCAGTCCATGTGGATGATGGTTTTAATGTAGACCCTTATGAAGCGTCACCTATTATGACGGAGGATATCACAGTTAACCTAGTTGTTACTGGTGGATTTGGTGAGACGATTAACACTACTGCTAACATGAAGAATAACATTCCATTAGGATTTGATATTCCATTTGCATGTTTGCCACCGTATTGTTTCACCAATCAAAGTGACGTCAAGGTGTTTGTTGGTGGCTCAATTCCGTTGCTGGCTGATGGCAAGACGGCCACATTAACCTTCCATGGAGATGTGGCTAGTCAATTATCGATTACTAACAAAACTACGGGACAAGTGTTTCAGTTAAATCAAGCATTGAAGAAATCCCAGACTCTAATTTTATATGGCATGGTTCCGGTTGTAGATGGCGTGAATGTCTACAGCAAGGGTAATCATGCCTATTTAGATTACGTCAAAGGGATTAATGAATTACTGGTAGCGGGTGCAACGAATTATGATTTGGAGTTTGATACACGCTATTACGTTTAGGAGGTGTGAAAGTGTTTTATTTACGTGATGTAACAGGTAACGAACTACCAGTTATCCCAATTTCAGCACAATTGACTGAAACTGTGAATCAGGTGGCGCAGTTGGAATTGACATTTATTAACACGGGTACGAATGCGTCTGCTGTGGGTATGTTGCAACCACGCACGCTTTTGCTAGATTCTGATAGTGGCGAAGCTTACCGTATTCAGACCATGAATGGATCTAACATCGGCGGTAGCCGCAATGTTAAAGCAACGTTTCTAGGCACTGTGCACGATTTAAACGACCATTACGTTGAGAAGAGTATAAAGGGATCCCAGTCGCTCGATAGCTGCATGAAGCTGATTACTGAAGGCACTGGTTTTACGTATACGATTCATGATGATTTCAATCATTATGATTTTTCTGAAGGTTTCGGTACTGGCTTAGCGTTTGATTTATTCTTAAACGCTTTGATGTCAGACTTCAATTTCGAATGGACTAGTACGGGCAAGCATATTGATATTTATAAACAAGTCGGTAAGCGTGATGCTTTCGTTTGGTTAGATGGATTGAATCTTAGCTCGTTGACAAATGGGAGTGATTACACGACGATTGCAACTCATATTAAAGGTACAGGTAAGTTAGACGACAAAGAAAAGCCATTGGCTACTGCTGAGTACACGAGTCCTAACGCAACAACGTGGGGTGTAATTGATGCAGAGCCAATTTCTGATGAGCGGTTTACAAACAGTGATTCATTACTGGCATATTTGAAATCGAAATTACAAGATGTGCCGTTGATTCAGCGAACTGCGACATTGAATGATTTCAAGACTAACTCGGTACCTGGAATGATTAATAACAGTGAGATTGGAAATTACGGCTATATTCGGGATCGTAATGGTGTGGATGTTGAAACTCGAATCAGTGAAACCGTGATTGATTTGGTTAATCCAGCGACGACAAGCGTGACCTTTGGCAATATGACCAAAAGCTTTACACAAATCACCGCGGGATTGCAGACTGCTCATAGTGATTCTGGTAAGCAGATTGCACAACTAAAGGCCGGACTTGATGCTGTAGACGGCAATGATTTGATTACTGATGCGAATACAATTGACAGACTTAATGCGTTGGGTGGTGCCGTGAATGGATAAAATGACGGTACAACAGGCTATTAATATTCTTTCAATGCAGTTTCCAATTAGCTGGGAGAAGATTGCCAATAAACCAGAGTTAGTTACTAGTGATGACTTGGACCAACGACTAAGTTTAATTGGGCAGTTGACGTCACCAGATGGAACGGTATGGGAACCTGCCATTGATAATGACGGGAAAGTGACGTGGCAAAAGAAGGAGGCGGCTGAATGAGCATTAAATTATTCACTAATGAATTATCTGCCGTGTATGATGCTCCACTACGGCAAATGCTGTTATCTAACTTCGAGATCATTCAAAATATTGTCAATGAGATACTTGATAATCAAACTAAGATAGAGCGCTGGCAAAGTGATATTAAAGAGACACAAACTACAGTTGAATCAAAAATTCGAATTCAGGATGAAAATATGCATGAGCTTATTAATATTCTGACTAAGTATGATGTGCCAATTGCAATTGTTAACGGCAAAGTAGTAGAGACTGAGGAAGGTGAGTAAATGATTAGTACGATTACATTAGATACGTACAAACAACAAATTAGTTCGGGCGATGCTTTCAATCTGAGTGATAGCTTCAATGGTCGGGTAGGCGACGAACAGGTTCCGCTGGTCGCCCATTTTAAAGAACGTGGATTAGCGCAACGATTTGAAGATGGGCTAGTGCCGTTTTTGACTGGCTTCGTGGGTAGCCTTGATGAAAACGACCAAGTTACGGCTGAGACTGGTGAAGCAGTTAGCTATGTCGGGACTAGCGATGATATTGTTGGTTTAGGTCGAGTTAAGATGAACCTTCCTGGTACTATGTTCCCACAGGAAGGCTATTTCTATGGGTTCTTGGGTTTACAAAATGCTGATGGCAAACGGGTAACTACGTTCAATATTTGGTTCCATGTCTATAACGGCAATCCTGATATGTTTGTCAATAAGGCACCATTCAGGTCAGAACTGCAAAAGTTGCTTGATGAATCTGAACAGTTGATTAGTAAGACTGATGGGGCTATTCAAGCCAAGTTAATTGAATGGCAGAATGCTATCAACAAGCTAATCGCTGATGGTAATGCTGACCTAGATACTTACAAACAACGAGTATCCTTGGCAGAAGATCAACTTAATAATTTAGCTGCTAGAATTGCCACTAATGATGTTCCCACTAAAGCGGATTTGGCTTCAACTATCATCAAAATAAACAATCAGGTTGAAACTAAAATGGCAGAAGTTGTTTCAGCAAGCGACTTGGCAACGTTAGTGAGCTTAGACAACTACTATACTGACGGCAACACGCAGGTCGGAGGCCCAGTTCCTAACTATATTAGCAGCAAATATCGAGAATACATCCAGAAGTTGAAAAACAACACTGATGATGTATTACTAGGATTCATTACAGATGACCATTATCAAAGTGGAAACTATGCTCCAAATTCTTTAGAACACTATTCGTGGTTTGCGGGAGTCGCACGAGAAGTTTCCCCAGATGGAATTATTGTCGGTGGCGACAACATTAATGGCGATTTAGGATATAGCTATAACCAAAGCGCATATAAGCGAGTTGTAGCAACTCTAAATGGACAAATCAGTCCAGAAACTCCGGTATTCTGGTTGGTTGGAAATCACGACAGTGGCAACGGACAGTCTGGTAATACGCCGGCCACAGTGATACTTAGTGGAGAAATGAAACAATATTTTAATACTAAGAATAACCCGTTTGGTGAGACACGAGCTAACGGTTCGCTTTATTTTTACAAAGATTTGAATGATAAAAAATTACGAGTGATTGGCTTAGACGGGTTTGATTTACCAGAACAAGTTGACTCTAACGGAACATTACACTATGACACTCTTATGCAAGGCGGGTATCAGCAAGATCAAATTAATTTTCTAGCCAACGCGTTAAAATTGCCCGCTAATGATTGGAAAGTGATTGTTTTCTGTCACATTCCTTTGAGTAGTGCTGAGGCTTCTGAAACGCTACTGGATCCTAGTACCAATGTTCGACAATATAATGATGATTTGGTTCGTGGTATCTTGAATGCCTTTGAACAGGGAACTAACTATGCTGGAGATAATACCAAAAGTTCTGATTTGCCGGCTAGTATCTCTGTAGATTATACGAATCAAGGAAAAGGCTCCTTAATTGGAGAGGTCACAGGCCATATGCACACTGATGCTAATTTGCAGTGGCACGGTATAAATTTTGTTACCAGAAATAAGGCAACTGCGCTGAGCTATTATGCGAGCGACATTGCACGGCAAAATAGCATTAACGAAACTTCATTTGATTTTATTGGCATTAATTATAATGCACATCGTATGACTTTTTATCGATTTGGATTTGGTGAAGATTTAACAGTTACTTACTAGAATGGAGATGAATTTGATGGGCGTAATGACGACTATCATCAAAAGCATTAATAAGAACCGCTCTCTAATACTGTCCCATATAGGTCAGCGTGGTGATGTACACCCGGATTGCGATTATCGGTCGAGCGGCTTTATGAACCCACGAGAGAAGACAATGGCTAATAATCAGTGCATTGAGGTGACGGATAATACTGACATTTTTGCCTTGGCGGCTGGTCGATACCGTGGTAGTAAATTTAAGAATGCTCCTAATCAAGTAGATGATTCAACCGCGATTGTTGATATTTATGAAGCTGATGGCCACCAAGTTATTGATTATTATTGGATTAACGCTCACAAGGTTTTTCACGCATTTAATGGCCTTGGTTCAAGTAAACCAGTTTGGTTTAATCCGATTGTTGGTCGGAAGCAGACATTAAAGAATGGCGCAAAAGGTAGCGTTATCATGTCGGTTTATCGATATGATGATAACGTAAGAGTTAAACTGCACGTTGATGTCGAAGGATTGCAATTAGCGCCGGGACAATACGTAGATATTGCATCAGTCGAGCTGGTTAAATTCTATCCTCGTAACACCGTGGTTTCTTATGCCAGTGGTTCGAAGGATCCCAATGATGGACTACTACACAATATGCAGTTACAAATAACCGATGGTGGTAATATTCGCATCATTAATACGGATACAAGCATAAGCGTCAAAAGCTATTTGGCCGATGTTGAGTATACCATTGATAATGTTGGTATTTTGCCAGACTCTAACATATAGGAGGAAAGATCAGATTGAAAAAAATATTCTATTTTGATAAAACGGGAATTTATAGTGGCACAGATTACACTGATTCTGATTTGCCGGCCAATGCTACTTTAGTTGATCCATATGACACTACTGCGCCAATCAATGATCCAATAACTTGGGACGGTTCAAAATGGAATTATGCAGATACGGCTAAAGCTAGTCAATTAAGTTATGCTCCAACGCCTGAACAGCAATCATTAACTGAATTGGGACAACAAATGGCCGATCAGCAGCAACAAATCGCATCGCTAGAAAAGGCGCTAACAGCCTTAGCAGAAGGAGGGACTAAATCATGATGATTGTATTCAAGTTTGCATATCAGTTATGGCACACAATGGATAAAACTGACGTTGCTGCGCAAGTAGCTAAGAATTCGATTACGGCTGACGATTATAAAACGATTACCGGTGAGGACTACGTAACGCCAACCACTGAATAATAGGAGATGATAAGATTGAAACTCAAAAGTAAACTAGCACTGACTGGAGCAGCCACCATGGCGGCTCTTTTTTTAGGGCTAAATGCTAACGCTGCCCGCATGGATATGGTCGATGTGTCGAATAATAACGGCTACATGTCAACGGCAGAGTATGTTTCCATGCGTAACGAGTTCGGTGTTAAGGCTGCTACGGTCAAGATTAGTGAAGGCAATACGTACAAGGACCCGTATGCTGCCAGCAACATTGCAAATGTCCAAGCAGCGGGAATGTATATCAATGGTTACCACTTTGCACGCTATGCCACTAAGGCACAAGCGATCGCCGAAGCTGATTTTGCTGGTCAAACGGCTAAAGCGGCGGGGTTACCAGTTGGCGCGGTACTAGCGACTGACGTCGAAGCTGAGGAACAAAATAACCAATCTAAAGCAACCAACGACGTCAATAACAAAACGTTCATGCAAGAGATTCAGAAGTTTGGTTATCGGGCCGACATTTATACGTCTGGATCATGGGCTAACAATAAGATGACCATCAAGGGCAAAACAGGTTGGGTTGCTGGTTACCCCTATGTCATGTCTGGTCAGAAGTGGTATACGAATAACAATGCCTGGCAATGGTCCGGGGCAGCTCGTTTCCGGATTAGCTACGGTGGCTTTGACGTCAGTCAACTTTATACTGATTACTACACAGCTGGTCAGAAATCAACGGTCAAGCCAACCGATCCAGATGCCGTTAATGATAACAACCAGGAGGCCAACAAAAACACTTCCAAGCCATCTAATTCGGTCAAGTGGGTCAAGGAGTCAAAAAACTATACGCTCAAGACGGCGGTTAAGCTGCGCACTGGCACGTCAACGGCATCAAGTGTGATTGCTATCTTGCCAGCTGGGACTACGGTCAAAACTGACCAAGCTATCATTCAGAATGGTTATCGCTGGGTACGTCAGCCACGATTTAATGGTTATGGTTATCTAGCAACCGGCCCGGCAAGCAATACGCTGGAATATGTAAAGAGTGGTGCAACTCACACGTATTACACAGTCAAGTCTGGCGACAGCTGGTGGGCAATCGCACAACGCAACGGCCTAAATATGACTACATTAGCTAGTCAGAACGGCAAGACGATTTACACCACTATCTATCCTGGCCAGCGATTGGTGGTGCGGTAATTGCATACACTATTAGGATTAGGCTGGGATGAATGGGGATCAATTGTTGCCATTGTCGCTAGTATTTGTGTACTAGCTAATTGGATTCTAAATAAGACGGTCCGTATCCCGCTTAACGATTTAGGCAAGCGGCTGAGCCATTTTACCGATGAAAGTTTAAAAGTGAGGCAGCAAAATGCTGAAGCAATGAATGCGATTGAAAATCGGGTCATTAAGGTAGAAGGCCGGCTAGATGGTCATGACATGGAATTTAAACATCTATATGAAAAGGAAACCAAAAGAAATGAGAAAAATTAGTTTTAAGAATGCTGATGGAAGCTTGAATGGTAAATTGATCGCTGGAATTATTTCGTTACTGATCGTTTTGGTTCAACAAATCTTTGCCATGTTTGGCATTAAGTTTACTGGTGACTGGTCAGCAATTATCGCAGTATTGAATACCGTATTAACGATCCTCGGTATGCTGGGCGTTATTACTGACGTTCAAACAGTGACAGTACCAACAGTTAAAAGTGACGAGGAAAGCCAAGTTGAAGCGACGGCTAATAAAGTTGCTGACGAAGCGCAAACACCAACGTCCACAGTCGCTGTAGTGAATAGTTCTGCATCATCTAACACTGAAACGACGTCAGAATCCGCCTCACAATCAGGAGAAAAAGTAGTATAATAATCGTGAACTGTTCTAGTCCCCCATGCTTCGGCGTGGGGGATTTTTTGTTAACAAAATATATAAAAAAGAGCCAGTCAAGACTGGCCCAATGTTTAAATAAATAAAATGGGTGTTCTGTTTCTCCTAAGATAATAAAGAACACAGTTATTATACATTAAACCTGATTAATATAACAAGGACTTATTAATATTTTTCTATAGATTACTTTCGGTATTGTGATATAAACCGACAAGTGTTATTATGTCCCTTGTCCTGTTATTAGTATCACAGCTTTCAAATCCCCCCAAGATTGTCGGTTAGTGGTGCCGGAAGTGATGAGGATAATCTTCTGCTTGATGAGTGGAAGATTTTTTTGTGTTGCTTGCCTGTATATTTTGTTAGTGAGAGTTTAGATTTAGCATTATTAGCTGTCAATATAGCTAATTAGATAACTACAAGACTTTACAGAATAGCAAGTAATAAGTATAATATTAATTGTCTCTAGTGTAGTTTCTAGATGATAGTTATAACTTGATTAATTCCCCTGCGCTTCGACGTGGGGGATCTTTTGCGTAAAAAGCCGCCTGCTGTAAAGGCAGACGGCTAATACATAAGAAAAAGTATCTTAGCGAAAGAGAAAACCAGATATTACTAGGTTCTACTGTTATCATAGGAATACATGAGAAATCGTGCAACTTTAATACATAAAAAAATAAACACAACATATGGCGATTTTGCAAACCATTTGATCATTCAATTACTAAATATAGGAAAATATTCGTCTTTCTACATTTAAGTGATAATCAAATTCTTGACAAAAATGTCGTCAATCTATATCATTACACACATAAGACCTTGTCCATTCCGTCCGCGGGGTGGATTTTTTTTTAGGAGTAGACCATATGACATACAGTACAGATAAACCTTTTACCAGTTTAGATGCTCAATTAAAGATGTTGAAGAATCGTGGTATGAAAATTGATAACACAGATTATGCAAGACAGGTTTTACTTAATAATAATTATTACAGTGTAATTAATGGCTATAAAGATCCATTTTTAAGAAAAGATGGTGCAGGTGAGGCTCTTAAGCCTGAGATGTTTATCCATAAAACTACTTTTTCAGATGTGTATACACTATATGGATTTGACAGAGATTTGAGAAATATAGTATTAAATTATTTGTTGATATTTGAATCCCGCTTAAAGTCGATTATAAGTTATGAGTTTGCACAAAAATTTCCAGACCCGTACAGTTATTTAAATATTGTGAATTATTCCAACGATATTGGTGATCTGTCCAACGTTCTAAAAAACTTAAAAAACCTTTCACTAAAACTCAACAGGGGAAGAAATGAAAGGTATGGTAAGCCTAGCATTATTCATTATGTTCAGCAACATACCCATGTACCGTTGTGGGTGCTAGTTAATACGTTGACTTTTGGTGAAATACAATATCTTTATGACTCATTGGATCAAAACCTAAAGGAGAAAGTTGCGAGAGACTTCAGTGAATATTATAAATTGCATTGGAAATCCAGTGAAAAGATTGATACAGGAGAATTGAAATCCTTAATTATTGTTGCAAATCTGTTTAGAAATGTTTGTGCACATGATGAACGTTTTTACAATTACAGCTTAAGGACAAAGATTCCGAAGTCGTTGTTCAGCAAGTACTATGTGAATAACCCAATGTTCGATGACTTAGAAAAGCCAGTAGATTTATTTGCACTCATATCGTTACTTGCTTTGGTTTTGACACGTAAGCAGTTTAAAGCAATGACGTATAGTATCAATAGTCTTATAGAAAAAAGCAATTATAAGTTAAAGTCAATTGGGATAGGAAAAGTGTTAGATTTAATGGGATTTCCAGAAATACAGTGGAGAGAAAAGATCCAAGTTAAATCTGACTAGGTAAAGTCGATACTAGCCACACTTTAATTGCATTGCTGTGATTAACAACTTTGGAAAAAATGACAACAAATCCCACACTAACCTTAATTGGCTGGTGTGGGATTTTTTTATGTTTAAGATAATAAGTTGGTATATAATAGTGGAAAAAGCAAAACATCAAAAAAGGGCCAATATTAAATTAATTTGTGCTCTTCCACGATTTGCAAATTAAAAATCTCTCTTTTTCAGAAATGGCTTATAAATGGCATTTATAGCGTGCTACCCTTAATGGTATAACTACCGTGCGGGTGATAAAGCGATAATTAATGAGAAGCAATCAAGCGTCAGAATGTTGAAATATCAACATTCTGACGCTTGATTTTTTGCTATTGCTGCCAGATGACGGCGCTAATATTTGGTGTTGATGAATTTAAGCTAATCATCGCATCTCTATGTTGACCCATATCATTTTGAATGCTTATCGAGTGATCTAAAATCGATTGAAAGGACGAATACTTAGTATGGGTCCAAATAATTTAAGGCAGTTGTAGCCTAGTTAATGACGGTTATCAGTGAACCACGTTTGTACAGGTCAATTAACCGGAAACTTGAGTTACTATCGACGACAA